CAGTAGACCCATCTAAGGCACCAAAGGGCAAGACCCCTGGAGACCACGAGTATTTGCCTGGAGAGTTTTCAGGCGGAGCAGGGGCTCCAGCCGAAGTGCTCGACATGTCTAAGATTAAAAAGGGTAAGGGACCTGTAACCCTACAGAGCGAAAGCATTACCGCTGACGCAGACTACGGGGGCAAGTGCCCGCCTGCAACTCAAGACATTGTTCTCAACATCGAGAACCGTCAGAACGCAATTGACAACGTTGGCTACGGCCCACTAAACCCTGACGAGGCAAACACTGAGTTTTGGCAGGAGAAGGCAGACCGCTGGAAGATTACTCCAGTTGAGGCAAGCAAAAGCATTTGTGGCAACTGCGTATTCTTTGATCGCCGTCCAAAGACCCTAGACTGCATCGAGACCGGCATTGCCGAGGGTGGTTCTGGCGAGCAGAGCGCATGGGATGCAATCGACCAGGCTGAGCTTGGTTACTGCACCGCCCTAGACTTCAAGTGCGCCGCTAGCCGTACCTGCAACGCTTGGGCAGCCGGCGGTCCAATCACTGAAGACGTAGAAAAGGAAGAGGCAGTTACTGCTGCTTCGGACGGTCCTTGCTGGGATGGCTACGTCCAGGTTGGCATGAAAGAGAAGAACGGCAAGATGGTTCCTAACTGCGTACCAGCAGACGAAGCTGCAGCTCTTTCTGCAACCGCAGGCTCAAAGCCAGCTCCTAAGAAAGACCAAATCAAGGGCTCAGACAAAAACAAGAAGGGCTCAGCGTCTGGCTCAAAGAAGATTACTTTCTCGAAAGCCGTGGAGACTTCTCTTCGCAACAAGGTCAAGGAACACAACGACAGCGTTGACTCTGCCAGCAAAAAGGTTTCCCTATCAAAGCTTAAGGCCGTTTACCGCAGAGGTGCAGGTGCGTTCTCGACTTCACACCGTCCAGACCAGAACCGTGCTTCGTGGTCCATGGCTCGCGTTAACGCTTTCCTACACCTAGTTAAGTCAGGTAGCCCTAAGAACCCTAAGTACACCACCGACAACGACCTGCTACCTGCCTCACACCCTAAGAGTAGCGTAACTGCGTCTGGAAACACCGGCCTCGACTCTGTCTACGCCGAAAGCCTACTTACTGTCAGAATTGAATCTCCAGAAACATACGCAACTCCTGAAGACGCTATCTACGCGTTGACTGAGTATGCTGGCCTAGGTTACGAAGCACTCCCTGTATTCCGCGCTGCGTGGAAGAGGGGCGTTACCGAGGGCGAAGACCCATTCACCAGAGCATCAGACCTAGCTATTAACCTGTACGATAGCAAAGACGCCGACTTACTGCCAAAGCAAGAGAAAGAATAACAAGTGAGTAACTTTATTGAAGAGTTCGACCGTAACAACACTCCAGATGAGTCACTTAAAGATTCAATTATTGACACTATTGAGTCAGCTCTTGTTGACGCACCTAAAGGTCGCACCGTTTCTGACGAGGCTGTGTTTACGGTTGCAGAGCGAGCAATCATTGCTTCTGCATCTCTAGAAGTCGACGTCCAGTGCTTTAATGCTCTGCGAGAAGTTCAAAACTTCCTTACTCTTGCATTAGAAGGTCCGTCAGCAAACGGAGAAATGTCTCACACCGACTTGCTTCCTCTAGGGCACCCTAGCTCGACCGCTCAGCACGACCTACCTGCTTCTACCCTGCGTACGCTCACAGCGAACTGGATTGCATCAGACCCACGTATCAAGTCTGACGAGGCACGTTCAATCGTTGCTGCCGTCTACGCTAGCAACCCATACTCGGTTGACTACGCGTTTAACATCGTACGTCTACAAGCTCTTGCAGCTGACCAGGTTCCTGTAGAGCTAACTCTTCAGCCTCTAGTTGCATTTGGCAACCCATACGCAGGTAAGAACTCTTCATGGCACCGTAGAATGCGTGCAAACCGTCAGCGCCGTGACGACGAGGGTCAATTTGCTGAGATGGGTGGCGGTATCCGCTTCTACGCTCGCCGCGGCTCGAGCATTTACTCAATCGTTGGTAAGGTTGCTGGTATTCCAGAGAACGACCCTAACGGCATCGACATCGAGGTTACTGGAGTTAAGGGGTTCAAGGACGGCATCTACACCGTTCCATCGAACTTGACTCACACCTTCAAGGCTATTCTTCCGGAGCACGCCGTTTCGAACCTAGTTCCTATGGCTAAGAACTCTAACGTTCCTTTTGTTGATATCAAAGACCTAAAGCGTAAGGACCTACCTACTAGCTGGTACTCAACTAAGGTTGGCCCTGCAGTTAGAGGTCTAACTAACAAGGTCGCTTCAGACCGTAGCTTCGTTACCGGCGACGGCTACCAAGCCAGCCTGTACAACAAGCCTACCGACGCACTTCAAAAGCGTATCGCTGAGGCTCAGGAAAAGTTTGGCGCAAAGATTATTGGGCAGTTTGGTACTGACCAGCTAAACCCAGACAAGCCAGTTTACGAGCTTGTATCTAGCAAGCGCGGCCAGGAAGAAGTAGTTGGCTATGCTCAGGACTGGGCATCTACTCAGCTTCTTGCTACCCAGGAAGACCGTGATTACCCAGACACAGAGAACGAGCCTACGCCTGCCACCACAACTACCGAGCAGCCAGAGGCACAGCCTGAGCCAGCACTTGAAGACATTCCAGCTGAAGTTTACGAGCCAGTAGACCCTGACGCTAACATGCCTGAAGACTGGGAAAAAATTTCAGACGGCTACTACCAGAGCAAGGATGGCAAGAACTTTGTTAGGTTTGGCACCGGCTCTCTGGGCACTGTGCTTAACAATGTCTACGACCCTATTCGCGACGAGGTTACTCCAGTTGCAGACCAGGTCAGTATTCCAGACAGCTTTGAAGTTTATGACCTAAACGCATCTCAGATGCTAGGAACTCCAACCGGTGTTGGTTTTAGCTGGGATGACGTTAAAGACATCATTAGTTCGGCTACTACCAATCTTCCAGTCATCAGCTGGGACCCAGAAGAAATGGAGAACGTCAACCCTCCATTCATGCGCTTCGCGGATGACAACGCTCTAGAGGAGCTACGCAACCGTGTTAAGGATGATGCCCAGTACCAGCGCGAACGTCTAGAAAAAGGCGGGGATGACCCTGATGACACAGCCGAGTCTGCTGTTGCAGCGTGGATACCTACCAAAGGTAAAAGCGGAGGGTCTGGCGCAACATACCAAGCTTTCGACACTCACATCATCTCTGACCCAGCAGTCGGTGAGCTCTTTGATGATATGTCTCAAAACCCTGGCAATTACACACTAGCCGAGGCTACCGCGTTTGCAGATATTATTCGTTCGACTCAGCAGCCTAATGCCAGAAATGAAAAAGGCTACCCTCAGTTCATGAGGAAAGTTCCTAGCGAGATTCGCGAAAAGCTAAAGAAGGCTTTGGCTGCCCACAGACCTGCAGCAGGCAATGAAGACCGCCTAGTAGAGATTCTAGCAAACTTGTACAACTACACCAAGGACCAGGGCAATGACCCTATGTACCCTGTTCTGCAGGAAGTAAACTCTTGGCCATGGGCAAGCAAGAACGATCGCGAGGACAACGCTCTGCTTGAGTCATTGTCTACCCCTAAACCGACCGCACTGGACGTAGCTGTTCAAAAGGGTCAGAGGGATGTAGCCCCTGAGTTCCTCACTTCGTCTCTAGTTAAGTACGCCCCTACCCCAGGTAAGACCGTAGCCGTCGAGTCATTCCTAAGGAACCGCAAGCTACAAGACCTAATTGACGCTGGCGACAATCCAGACGAAAACTACCCTAACTTCCAGCAAGAGTTCCAGGACATGACTGACGCCGAGGTGGCTGAGTGGCTAGAAGACCACAAGGATGCCCCATACAAGGACCAGTACGTCCCTGAGGCCCAGAGTAAGTACTTCACTACCCTAGGAGACAACGGAGCTTCTCCGCGCCAGCTAGCAGCCCTAGAGCGCATGATTGAGCGTCGCCCTGGACTCATCTCCGAAGAAGAGGCCGCAGAGATTCTTGCCAAGGTTCCAAACCTAACCCGTAGGGAAGTTGGCGACCAGTTTATGAACGACCTTAAGGCTCGCGAGCTTGACTACGTTCAGACTTTGGTCAACCAGAGAATTGCCAACGGTCAGAACTATGATGACATTGAGCTTGTTGATGGCGTTGTTATCCCTGAAGCATATGAGCCAGAGGAACTACCAACCACCGATGTTTTCGCTGAGGACCTTCGCTATGGAGACGAAAACGCAGACAAGATTGTCATTGATGGCGTTGCTAAGGGTATCGTCGACATCCTGAACGATGACGGTATCTACACCGTAATTTTCGATGACGGTACCGAAAAAGTTTATGACAACTTCGAACGTATTCCTGTTTTCCTACCCCCGCTCCCGGAGCCAGCGGACGTAGAGCCTGAAGTTGAAGACACTAGAGAAAACTTCCAGTCCGAGTATTTCAGCATCTACAATGGCACTCGCTTTGATGTAGGCAGTCCTCTAGTTTTTCCTATCGATGACAAGACCAAGTTCACTCTTCCAGATAACATCGGACCTCACGTTATCCAAGCTGTAGAGTACGGCCTACCGATTGACAACATGGTTCTACCTGAGTGGTATGGAAACAAGAAAGCTATTGAATCTGTCATCAGATTTAACAGTGGTAACAGTAAGTTCACTCTAGATGGATACACTCCAAAGTTAACTCTTACCCCAGAAGAGCAGGACTTTTCTGACCGCCTAGTATCAACGTTCAACAATTACGTTGGTTTTGCAGAGCAGGACCTGGACAGAGCTAAAAGATCAATCCCTATCCAGCGAGAGATGCGTAAGTTTGTAGCTAAAGCCATAACTGCAGTAGAAAATCTTGAAAAAAACGCCCTGTCTGACGGCAGCTGGGTAATGTACAACGAAGGCTTTTTGAGAAATCAGCTACTTCTCGACCTTGGCGAATCATTAGATAGCGTTAAGCCACTTGAAATAGAGGGGCAGGAGCCAACTACCGGTGACCAAGAGTTCGAAGACCTTAGGGTAGCCGAGCTTCAAAGAGCGGCGCTAAAAGCTGACCTAGACCTATTTAGGCAACTACTAAACGTAATGCAGTCTGGACTAGCCGACGCTCTAGGGGAGAAAGTAGTGACTCCTCAAGGTAGAAAGCTCATCCAAGGTGCAATCACTGACCTCAGCCTTCTTCAACCTAAGATGACTCTTAAGAACAAGAACCTCCCAACTCCTGCAGAAGTAAATGAAGTTCTAGCCAGAGTGCGCGATGGTCTAATTGATGCTGGCGAGGTCCACACCTACGGAAAGCTAAATCGCCCATCTAAGGCAATGATGGAGTTCCTAACCGAGCTTTCGTCTTTTGTCAACGAGACTATTGGCGCATACCGAGCTGGTTCTATGGCCGATCGTCCTCAGCTCATGGCTTTCGAGGACAACCCTAGACCTCAGATGAAGCGTTTTGATCCACCGGCATTCATCGGACCTGCTTTCGATGGACTACGTGACGTTGACAACTACCAAGACTTAGTGGACTTCCTGTACTCAAAGGATATCTATGTCTTTGACTTCGAGACCACCGGTCTATTCGAGCCGATTGACCCAGAAATTAAAAACGATCCTATTCAGATGGCTATCGTTAAAATTTCTAACGGAAAAATTGACAGCCAGATGTCTACCTACATCAACCCTGAATCGAAGGTCAGCTCTTGGGTTTTGACTAACGTTGGAGACGGCCAGGGCGGACGTGTAAATAGCGCGTTCTTAAGACAGCAGCCTAGCAAAAAAGAAGCTATGCAGATGTTCCTAGACAGCATCCCTGAGGGTTCTATCATCGCGGGTCACAACGGATTCGTATTTGATATTGAAGTTCTTAACCGTACTTTACGCGAAGCTGGACTCCCTGAGTTTAACTACGGTGGTTTTATTGACACCCTAGGTCTAGCTCGGTACCTAATGCCTAGATGGAGTCAAGAGACTCCTGACGCTCCGTTTATCATTAACGACTACGGAACTCAAAAGCCTGCTCACACCCTAGAGGCTCTTGTAAACTACTTCGGCCTATCGAACAACGGACGTCACGAAGCTGACTCTGATACTGTTTCGACCTACGAAGTACTCAAGAACATGCTGCAGCGCGGTCTAGATGGGAAGGCTGTAGGCGGTCCTGAATTTAACTATGCGGCATCTACTAATGGCTGGAACCAAGAAGAGTACGACTTCCACGCCGAAGAGTACGAAGCACGCATGGCCGAGTATTTGTCTAAGCGTGCTATCGATTTGTTCACCACTCAAGAGTCCGGTGACGGAGAAGCCGAGGCTCAGGCGCTACTTGACAACGCTGTTGACATCCTTAACGGTATTGCTGAGAGCCAAGCTCAAGACCGCAGTAAGCCTCAATTTATGGCTTTCCAAGAGTCTGAACCTAAGAAGCCTACCGAAGAAGAGCAGGCTGCTGTACTAGAGGAAATTGACAAGGTTGAACTAGACGAGGGCCTTTTCAAGCCTAAGCCTACCCCCGAAGGAAAAAGAATTCTTCAAGGTGCAAAGGCTGGATTTAACTTAGTTATTCAGGCATTCGCAGGTTCAGGTAAAACTACAGTTCTGGAATCTATCGCTCGAATGATGAAAAAGTTCTTCCCAGAGAAGCACGGTCTATACGCGGTATACAACCGCCAAAACCGACTTGAAGCTGAGACTAGGATGCCAGGAAACGTAGAGTCTCGCACCTTCGACTCTCTGTCATTCATGGCTGATGTTAACAAGGATATGAAGACGAAGTATCTGACGTATAAGAACGCTAAAAACCAGAGTGGAGAAAACGCTCCTATAACTCGCAACAACACTAGAGATATTGCAGAGATGTTTGGATTTAAAGACATCGTGCTGTCTAACGGCATCAAACTTCCGGCACGAGTTGCTGCTGGACTTACAATGGCCGCTGTAAATGCATGGGTATTGACTGCCGACCCAGAGGTATCAAAAGAGCACTTCTTCCACGAACTAAGCAAGTCTCCGTTTGATTACAAGCAGTTCCAGGACCCTAAGGTTATAGCTAGGGGTGAATTGGATGAGACCATATTCCCTGAGCAGCTAATTAAGAAAGCCAGAATGATTTGGAAGCACATCCAGACTCCTTACGACCCAAGCACAGTGCAGATGATTCCTGACTTCGACTACATGTTTAAGAACTGGCAGCTCACTAACCCTAACCTAGCTGAGTATGACCCTAGAACTGGCAAGAGCATAAACGGTCTTAATAAAGTTCCTCAGTTCATCATGGTTGACGAGGCTCAGGACATGAACCCAGTTGCCTACGACATATTCAAGAAGCAGCAGACTCTGCACAACAATGGTATTCAAACCATAGTTGTGGGTGACAAGTACCAGCAGATTAACGCTTTCCGCGGTACTGTAGACGCCATTGATCTTATTGGTAGAGATGTTACACTGCCTCTATCTAAGAGCTTCCGATTCGGTGAAAAGATAGCGAAGCTAGCCAACAAGGTTCTAAAGTTCCTAGGCGAGACAGACATCAAGGGCAACGATGACATTGATACCGACATTGTAGACAATGATATCTACAATATCGATTACATCAAAGACAAAATCGATGCCGTGCTTACTCGAACCAACTATGGCGTACTTCAGGTCGCTAGCCACATGGCCAGCACTCAGCCGTGGGTTAGGGTAGCCACTACCAAGGAATTCAAAGAGAAGTACTCGTCAATTGTTGACACCGTCAGATGGTTGATGCGCGAGTCTGCTAATTCCAGACGCCCAGAAGACCCTCCATTCAAATACAACAGAAAGCCGAATAACTTCTACACTCCACTAGTTGGACTTAGAACTTGGGAAGACCTAATCGATAGGAAACAGAATAGCAACGATGCTGAAGTAAATGCTATTTTCAATATCGTTAGCAAAATCCAGCGCGACTTTGAAAAAAGAAGCGTAATCGATGCGATTGACCAGCTTGAAGAGATTGTAGCAAACCTTAGAGTTAAGACGAAGGGATTCTCTCTTCCTGAAAAGCTTAAGGGCCAGAAGTATCTTCCCAAAGAAGGAAAGCTAGGCAATGGCATCAAGTACAAAGTAGACGGTGACATGCTAAAGGTAATGGATACCGGAGAGAGATTCTATTCTACAGACGAGCAGGAACGCTCTGGAACCTACAACAACCGTCTAACTCTACGTAATGCGGGCTTTGAGTCACGTTACAGGGAGATAGCCGGGCAGGTAGATAAGAATGGTAAGCCTAAGATGGAGTACTGGTATGAAAAGCCTATTGAAGGTGCTGACAAGGTTGCTGGAGGAAGCGATCTAGTCGAGCAGCTTACTGCGGCTCTCAGTGGTTCCGACGCCAATCTAATTGCTACCAACACTCACGGCGCTAAGGGTCTGGAATACGACAGAGTCGTAATCTGGGACGACTTCTTTAACCCTGACAGCGAGAAGGAGCCAGAGGAAGGCCAGCCAGCTCCAGAATTCCCTAAGTGGCAGGACCCTGAAGAACTACGTATTGCATATGTAGCTCTTACCCGTGCTATTAAAGTTCTATACCCTGGATCACTTGCATTCTTTGTTGACGGAAACTTTGAGAAGACTGGTAAAGAAAAGAAGGCTCCTACTAACAAGCCGGACACCGTTACTATTTCTAACTCTGCAGTATCACCAGAGCTTACTAAGGAACGCGCCGAAATCTCTGCGAAGATTGCCGAGATAGAGACAAGTGGAGAGGCTAACAAGTTCGTCAAAGAAATAGCGGCCCTTGAAAAAGAGCTAGCCAAGGTAGACAAGAAAATTGCTGACGAAAGAAAAGCCAACAGCAAGAAGCCTCAGTTAATGAGCTTTGCCGGAGAGCCTGGAGAGTTCAACTACCCAGCGTACAACGAGCAAATGATTGCCAACATTGAGAAGTCTATTGACGAAGCTAAGAGAGAACTCTCTCGGAAGCCGGCTGATAGAGAAGTTGCCTACCTCCCCGATGAGGAGTTGGAGAGACAGATTTCTTCACTAGAGCAGCAAATTGCTGATATCCAAGCTGACCCGGATTACTTTAAAAAGATAGACCAGAGTAATCTCGCTACAGCTAAAGAAGCACTTCAGCAGTTGCTCAGCGGAAACCTAGACCCTAAACTTCTAACCTACGCTGAGAGATGGGCGCTACGCTCTCCGACCGGTTCTCTTGGTGGTTCAGCAGGTAAGAATAGAAGCATGATTCTAGGGCTACGAGCCAAGATTGAAGAACTGTCTCTACGCTTAGG